TCAGCAGGTCAGTGGCGGGACGTGAAAGGAGCCGTAAAAGAGCCGCAGGAAAATAAACGCAAAATATGCTTTTATTTATCATTCAGTTAAACAGTTTCGGACACGGGTTCAACTCCCGCCAGCTCCACCAAAATTCTCCCTCAACGATTACCAGAGTCGTCCGAGGAAGTCCTGGAAGCCCGCACGGCGTAAGCCCTGCGGGCTTTTTTGTATCTGTTATTTGTCCGTAGCCATCCGAGAAAATCCGCCTGAATCCAGAGAGAATTGGTACACGTTTAGGTACACGCTATACTGTAGGCCTAAAAACGTGTACCAATTATGGAAGGAGTCCAGCCATGGCGCGGCTAACCCGCCCTCTCACTAACAATGAAATACTCAAAGCAAAACCACGTGAGAAAGACTTCACCCTTCATGATGGTGATGGTTTGTTCCTGCTCGTAAAAATCTCGGGTAAAAAGTTATGGCGTTTTCGCTACCAGAGACCCGGAACTAGCAGCCGTACAAATCTGAGCTTAGGTTCTTACCCTGCTCTATCTCTCGCAGTCGCACGTCAGATGCGCGACCACAATCTCTCCTTGCTTGCTCAGGGGATCGACCCACAGCAACAACAAGAACAAGCAACTGAACAGCGTAAAATTGAGCTGGACAGTATTTTCTCAGTTGTCGCTGCAAACTGGTTCCAGCTCAAAAGCAAAAGCGTCACGGAGGATTACGCGAAAGATATTTGGCGTTCTCTTGATAAAGACGTATTCCCGGCCATTGGGGAGATCCCTGTTCAGGAAATCAAAGCCAGAACGTTAGTTGAAGCGCTGGAACCCATCAAAGCACGTGGAGCACTAGAAACAGTTCGCCGCCTGGTTCAGCGCGTTAATGAAATAATGATTTATGCAGTTAACACCGGTTTGATTGATTCAAACCCAGCATCCGGTGTTGGTATGGCTTTTGAGAGGCCTAAAAAGCAAAACATGCCAACCTTGCGACCGGAAGAACTGCCTAAGCTGATGCGCTCGCTAGTAATGTCTAACCTTTCAGTTTCGACTCGTTGCCTAATCGAATGGCAGCTCCTGACACTTGTTCGCCCTTCTGAGGCTTCTGGCACTCGGTGGGAAGAAATCGATCTCGATGCCAAGCTTTGGACAATTCCAGCTGAACGGATGAAGGGCAAACGCGAGCACGTTGTTCCTTTATCTCCTCAGGCGCTAGATATACTGGGTGTGATGAAGGCTATCAGTGCTCACCGGGAGCATGTTTTTCCAAGTAGAAATGATCCAAAGCAAGCAATGAACAGCCAGACGGCTAATGCTGCATTGAAGCGTATCGGGTATGGAGGCAAGCTAGTCGCACATGGTTTACGTTCAATAGCAAGCACAGCTCTGAATGAAGCGGGTTTTAACGCAGATGTTATTGAAGCTGCCTTGGCTCATACAGATAAAAATGAAGTTAGAAGGGCATATAATCGTTCAACCTATTTAGAGCAGCGAAAAGATTTAATGTCTTGGTGGGGTGTTTTTGTGAATAAAACTAATAAATAAGGATTACTACACATGGCAAACGAACTGTTTAAAGCATTCAGAGCATCAGAGTTACATGATAAGAACATTAATTTCCTTATCGGCTCAGGTGCTTCAGCTTCATATATACCAACGCTAAAGATTAATGATGATTTAACTTTTGAAGATCTACTTACAGATAATAAATACTCTGACATAAAGAACTTCATTTACTATCAATATTATAAAAACATTCTAAAAAAGAGTTTCTGTTTTCTGCCAAATGCTGATGATACTAAATCGCGTAAAAGTCGCAGGAAAACATTAAATGCGTACATACAATTAATAGATAATATTGTGCATTTAATTAATAGAAAAGGGGCAAACCAGATACGCAGAGCCAACATTTTCACTACAAACTATGATTTATTTTTCGAAAATGCTTCAGACAGGTTGCTTCGTGATTCTACTAATTTCATTTTTAACGATGGTGCTAGAGGTCTTAAAAAACGCCACCTTCAAATTAGTAATTTCCATACATCAACTTGGCATCAAGGTACAAATGACCTTTATAAATTCGAGATCCCAACAATAAACCTCATTAAAATGCATGGTTCTGTTTCATGGAATAAATTTAGCGAAGAAAGAATTGAAGTAAATTACCCTAGTAATTTCCCAAAAGATTTAGAAATTAATTTAGATATTCCTGACATACAAAGCGCAGTACAATTAGTAGAAGATTCTTCATTTATCGAAACCGCCAAAGAAAGTCTCAATCTTGCTGAAAAAGATGAAGTAGCGTTAGAAGAGTTCAGGAAAGAATACAATAAACTTGCTATCGTAAACCCAACCAAAGCAAAATTTGAAGAAACTGTTTTCCAACAACATTATTACCAGTCATTAAGACTCTTGAGTTATGAACTTGAAAAGCCTCAAACTGTTTTAATATGTTTTGGTTTTTCTTTCAAAGATGAGCACATTCGAGAAATTATCTCTCGCTCTTTGAGCAACCCCTCATTAATAGTTTACATATTTTGCTATAAAAACAATGACAAAACTGCAATAAAAGAATTAATTAACAATAAAAAAATTGTTTTTATTTATCCAGAAAACGATGACGAAAATAATGTGATAGATCTAGAAAGATTCATAGATTGTATTTTTTCCATTAGCGGAACCGACTCAATGGAGGGATTAACATGCAGTTTATAATCGGGTATGTCACAGCTGTAAGAGGAACCTCCGTCCGTGCAATCGTACATCCAAACCTGTATCAGACTACATATATATATGATGGGAGATTATACCGTGGTGTTGCTATAAATGAATTTATAGTCATAAAAAAAGGGTATCACGATATTATCGGGAAAATTGAGGGTGAAGAAATTGTCGAAAAGAAAAACTTTGACAACACACAACCCAACAATGAAAAATTTGATAGATTTGTAGATATTAAAATCATCGGTTATATTTCCGGAAATAAATTTCACTCGGGTATAAAATACCTACCAATGATTCAGGATGAATTACACCTCATATCTGACGAAATTATATCCGCAATATATTCTTTCGAAGGTAAAGTAGACGCTAAAAAAATATTAATTGGCAAATCACTCTTAGAAGAAATACCTATTCACATCCCAATAAATGGCATATTTAATTCACACATCGGAATATTTGGAAATACAGGGAGTGGTAAATCCAATTCTTTAGCAAAAATATATAGCGAGCTTTTCTCTTGTGTGGGGGATAAATTATTCAAAAAATCCACCTTTGTATTTATTGATTTCAACGGTGAATATAAACCCATTCACAACCAGTTCAAAGACAAGAGTAATTATATTGAACTTGACACTCACTTAAAAGATGGGAATCAAAAGTTAAAAATCAAAAAATCAGAGTATTGGGACTCAGAATTACTTTCAGTCTTATTTTCCGCCACAGAAAAAACCCAAAAACCTTTTCTAAATATACTAGTTAGAAACAGACTCAAGTATGGTGATGAACTTAATGATTATTTTCATGACACTATAAAAGTAATGTTTGGTCAAAATCAACATCGAGAAACAATTAGTGTACTACGTTCAATAATTAACATTGTCAACCCTGAAAAGTCTAAAGAAATAAACTCTGAATTATCTGAGTTCAGTTGGTTCTCAAGGGGGGAAAACAACAAATATTATAAAAATGGCACGTTTCTCAACACTCCAGATGAATATCTTTCTCACCTACCTACTCTTGCAAGTACCAATATCGACATCACAACATTATCGTCTTTCCAGCAAATAAATGTTAGGGCAACCCTTCAATTAATAAAATCTGTATCTAGAAACTATGTACAATATGAGCATATAAGCCCATTAATTAGCAAAATAAATTCCTCAACCAGCTCACTTGAAAAAGTGATTGAAATCATTGATGATGTTGAGCTTGAAACCAAACCATTATTATTTATATCATTAAAGAATTGTAACCAAGAAACAAAAAAATCGATTCCAATGTTGATTGCAAAATGTTCTTTTTTGGAACATAAGAAAAAAGATACATCGCAAAATAGTTTCCACCTGATTATTGATGAGGCTCATAACATATTATCGGAGACATCCAATAGAGAATCCGAGACTTGGAAAGATTACCGATTAGAACTATTTGAAGAGATAATAAAGGAAGGCCGGAAATTTTCTTATTTTGTCACTATTGCAAGCCAGAGACCCGCAGACATATCAACAACAATAATATCTCAAATACATAATTATTTTCTCCACCGATTAGTTAACGAAAATGATTTGTTCTTACTCAAAAACTCTATAAGCAATCTTGATAGTTCTTCGCGCGGCTTAGTTCCTATACTGCCATCAGGTGCCTGTGTAGTATCGGGCACAGCATTTCATACTCCGATGATCATACAAATTCAGCGTCTACCTTCAGAATTAGCAACTGAAAGCGATACTATTGATCTGGACTCGTTTTGGTAATTACTGGAAATGTTTCACTGTAAAGTTATTACGCCAAACGGGAAATTTGATTGATACCCGCCGCCACCGGGCGGCTTTTTTTTCTTCACCATGCCTACGAACCTCAGAAACCCGCTGCACCGACAAACACCTTGATGCCCCCTTAAGACATCTTAGCGAAGTCCATCCCACAGCAACGCTCTCAAGCTGCCAAAATAAATATGTACATTAGCGCTGGCGCGCAATGCTATCCCCGCCACGCCTGCCCGCTTCATGGGTGGGTTTTAATGCAGATGCATGAATGCTCCGGAGCTGCGCCAGCTCTGGGGTGTTCAGGTGTGAAAAATACGGGGTTTTACATGCAAAACCATGCACCGTAATGCATGGTTTAATTCATTTAAATGGCGGAAATTCAGGGCTGAATTTATTCGGGTTGTTGCTGGATCAGTTCTGCCTGTCGGTGCGCGTAAACATGGTTTTGTGCCGGGGTATATTTCTGCTGATTATCTTCGAGCGCAGCCTTGTCTGGTCTGAATCCAATAGCCGTTAACATACCGCTGTTTTCTGCCGTGTAATTAATTTCCGGGCCGGTGGCCAGATAGTCCCGCAGCGCTTCACCGAGGTAATGTGTCGCCCGTCGTATCGCCAGTTCGCTGACTGAGGCACGACGCTGATTAATGCCCATTAATTCCGGTGCCAGCGTACTGACCAGCGCAGCCCCGTTCTGCGACATAAACGCGCCCAGTGCATTACAGATGCTGATGTGTTGCACCGCTTCATGTGAACGGATATAACACCCAGCCGCACAGGTGATTTCCCACTGCTTAATGTCGATATATTCGCTCAGGTAGCGGATTTTCTCTGCGTTCCGGGGCGCTCCCGGTGCGAGGTGTTCATCCAGTGCCGTTTCTGCTGCTGCCAGCTCATCTTTTTTATTTTGCCAGGCGGTTTTATTCGCCTGACACACGGCAAAAGCCTGCTCTAATGGTGTGTTGCTCATTGACTCATCCCCGCCTGGTCATTGTGTCGCTGATGGCCGCTGCTTCGGCTCTTTATCCATTTCAGCCTGAATAAAATCATCAACAGGCTCATCACCGGCCACCGGCTGGCGGATTATCGACTCAACGGACTCCATCGACCGGAACGTCGCAGAGCAAAGCACATTCTGGCACTGGTAGTAGCGATGTTTAACACTGTCAGACAGATAGCGGCTTGAACGGGAATGCGCTGAGGTTTTACAAAACGGACAATGCATCATGGGTCAGCTCTCCTTTTTCTTGCCCGCTTTCTCCGCCAGCTCTTTGGCAATCATCATCCGTTTAACCGGGCTGTCGTAAAGCTTCATATCGACACCGGTCAGGGCAGGACGATACAACCCGAGCACAGAAAGCACCGGCTCATTGTCCATGTTGAAACTGTAGAACTGGCTCTGATGGAAGATACGATCGCCCAGCTCCTGAATAAGCGTTCTTTTTGGTGTCTCGTCTCCGTTCATATCCAGCTCACGCAGGCGCAGGCAGAAAGCACGGATGAGTGCCGGACTCATGTCTTTTATTGCCGCATTCCATTCATTTTTTGCGTAAGTCGTGAAAGCGGTGTTGTGCGTGGCAACATAAGTCCCGCCAGACGCGCAGGCGCTGAGCATCGTGCGGGTTTTGTCTGTTTCAAGTTCACCAATCAGCGCGGTGAACTCCTCCGCCAGTCCAAGGTTGGCTGTCCGCTGGATATGCTCAGCTTTCATTTCCGGGGTAATGGCTCCTCTGAGCGCGCGGAACCGGCTACGCCAGCTTTGCTCCGCTTCATTGCTTTCCTCAAGTGCAACCTGACGCTCTTTCTCACTGCGACTAATGGCCGCACCGATATCATTCAGTTTCAGCATGTTTTCGGTGTGTCGGGATTTCGCATTGATGAAGGATTCGAGTGCGCGGGTCAGGGCGGCAGCGGCAACCTGATCCTCCTGCCCGTTGAGTACATTCAGTGCAGTTTTGATAATGCTTTGCGTCTTTTCATCCTGCATGCTGAAGGCGCTTTTCAT